GCAGAAAAGACCGCTTGCTTGTCTTTTCTATCTAAAAGAAAGTTCCGACGGGCCGCTGCTTCCCAGTTTTGATCAGGCACAAAAAAACCCCCGACATTTCTGTCGGGGGTTCTTGGTAGAAGTGGCTAGGAGGAAGCTATAGCTTTAACGAGATCCAGAACCTCCTGCTCACTTCAAGCACTTAGCAGATTTCAAACCCTCCGCAGTTCTTGACAAAGCTGTGAAACTCTCGAACATTGTCCACATCAAACGGATAGTGTTTGCCAAAATGCTCGACCTCTCCAGAGCCTTTGCAGACGTGGCAAGTGTCCTTGCCTTCAGATGCGCAAGCACCTTTCCCATCGCCGTCGCAACAATGACAAACCTCGTTCGGCAATTCGGAAAGCTCTTTTTCATAGTCTTTCTTATATTGCTCAGCGCCACCGTTCAAAAGTTCTTTTGACAAAGCTTTTGCAATATACTCGCATTGTTCTTTGCCAATGACATGACCAGAGTTGCTGTGTCCAGCATCAAAATCTTCTTTGCTAATGACTTCGGAACAAGTGTTGGCAACATAATCCCAAAGTGGTCGCCACCACCAAACGTTATTCCTAAAGTATTGACCAGATAATGATTGACCATTAAAATAGGCTTTCCAATCTTCCGAATCGTAGTCATTATGTTCTGGTCTAGCCGGTGCAGTTGTTGTTGGATTCAATCCATATACATCCATTCCCATATCGTACTCCTTATTAATTAAGAACCCCTATTATACGAAAAATCCCATACAAATGCAAGCTAGTTTTTTCCGTCGGTCGCCCAAAGACAAGCAAGCATTGTTGTGATATACACCATCACAACAGCATTAATGCTTGCTTGTCTTTTCTATCTAAAAGAAAAGAACGGGACGGCCGGCAGCTGGAGACAATAATGCAGCAGTAGGGAAATAAAAAAAGGCCACCTTTCGGTGGCCCTTCCAACACTATAATAACAAGGAGGCTAGTGTTTAGTTTGTTGTTTTGCCTCTTCTGCTTCAGAAATATCCTCTAATGAGTTCGTTATTGCGTGAGCAACTGCTTCAACAATAGTTGTCAACACCGCTTCTCTTTCTTCATGGTCGCTTGCAAAGACATGCAAAGCGTAGCCAATAAAGTGCTTGGTTAGCATTTCAACCATGTGGAAACCATTAATAGCCTTTTCCTCTTTCTTAAAGGATTCGTGAAGTTTCTTTCCCATTTTATCAATGGCCTCTTCTGTTATTTCATACAGTTTTTCTTCGTTCATTCGTTTCATTTTCATCTCCTTGTTTATGAATACCTGAACAGTATACCACACATCCCATATATAGTGCAACTGCTTGCTTGTTTTTTCGGGGGGAAAAGACAAGTAATGCCGGGCCAGAGTGAAGCGAGGGCTAGGCAAAGCAACGCGCTTGCTTGTCTTTTCTATCTAAAAGAACTACGGCCTTAGGCCGGCTGCTTCTTCGATCGGCGGGGGAAAAGACAAGCGTTTATCTGCTCGCTTGTCTTTTCTATCTAAAGAAAGTTTCCGACCCGTGCGGGTAAAAAGTCAAGTGGGGAATAAAAAAATCCCCCGCCATTTCTGACGGAGGATCGGAGGCAACTTTTAAAGGTAAGTTACAAAGCCTCAATGGCGTGAATTACATTATCCATGAGCGTCATACCATTCTTGTACACGCATCTCTGTTATCTTCATTAGAGCCATGTCTCTATCTACTCTAAAGCTAAGCATTACGCCAGTAATCATTAACTGCATTTCCTGACTATTATCATTATAGACCTCATCCATGATGGACTCTTCTTGAGCAATGTTGTGTTCGTTACTCATAATCATATCCCCCTTATTAATTGTTATTACATATATAATAATACTTGAATTATCCCATAAATCAAGTAATATAGTAAGAGTAATAACAATTAATAAAGGAGGCTAAAATGCCACAAGATATTACAGAAAACAACAATGTACCAATGGCAATGATAACTGCCGACATTGACTCAGAAGATGCTAGAACCATCATGCTCATGGTCAAACTCTTTGCAAGCAAGAAAGAGGGAACAGCGACTGTTCAACAAGTAGACGCTATAGAAACTATTGAGCATTTAGTAGGCACTGGCGATCCAGAACGATTGACCAATGCAAACTGATAGAAGTATCTGTCTAATTCATCTACCACTAAGCGTGGTAGATGAATTGTTCATTGTCCACGATCATCAAGTGTCTATGCAACAAAGAGGAATCGCATTTTATAGTAGAGATGAATCAATGAAGAAGGCATGGAATTATATGGACACAGACAGAGGTGTACCACAGTTATTAAGACTACCTAGTAGTACCAATCAATTCGGAAAACAATAGGAGGCAATTATGGTTATGTTAAAAGCATGGTTAGCAAAACAAGCTAAATCATCTATGACCACTGAACAAACAGATGTCCTTGAGGAGCACGGAATAATTCAAGTGCTAATAGATCAAGCTATTTCAAATGGTGAGATCAAGACAGATGACGCAGACGAAATAGATGCGTGGGTTCAGAACAATATCATAGATAGATAGTACAAAAAGCACTTAGAGCGCGATAGACGCGCTCTAAAGACGCTCGCTACTTCAATCGGCGCCCTAGACAAGCAAGCAATATAGATAGAACCTTTGCAATCAAACATACTTTACTAATTGAACATTAGTACAAGTATGTTTGATTGAATATACAAAGGTTCTATCTATATTGCTTGCTTGTCTTTTCTATCTAAAGAAAGTTACCAAGTACGGCCGGCGCTTCGCAAAAAGTCAAGTGGAAAACAATTATATCCTCTATATTATTATTAATGACATATATAAGATAGTACTTGACAGATATAGAGATATTTAGTACTATCATATATGTACTCAATAAAGAGTATATATAACAAAGGAGGCAATATGCCAAATATAATAGAAAACAATGACATACCAGTCATGGCTCTTACGGCTAATATCTCATCACAAGATGTGGAATTGGTCATGGGGTTAATCAAACTGTTGGTAGACCAACGACAAGGGACTGCACCCGACTCAGCAATGAAACTGCGGGACATCAAGCAAATTCTTGGAGATGGGGTAACTAACACTCAACTTAATCATATCGGGGGTACACAATGACTATAGTTATAAATAAAAACATTCCTTTAGAAGAGAGAGGTCATTGGGGTAACCCAATGTCCCCAATTAGAAAAGAGATGGAAGAAGTAATTGTCCAATTAGAAATTGGCGATTCTTTCATACTTCCAGATCAATTAGTAGCACAGATTAATGGATATCACTCAGCAAAGGCAAATGTTCGAAGTGCTTTTAAAAAGCATGGAATGAACTGTACTTCAAGAAATGTTGGTTCAGGTCTTGTTAGAGTGTGGCGAACACATTAACCTAGCATAGAGCACCTGACTATTCAGATCAGGTGCTCGTTACTCCAATCGGTTGCCCAAAGACAAGCAAGCAAGAGGGTTAGTGCCTTTGCAATTAGACATATTTAGTACCTTTGCAATTAGACATACTTGTACTAATTGAATATACAAAGGTACTAATCCTCTAATTGAATATACAAAGGCACTAACCCTCTTGCTTGCTTGTCTTTTCTATCTAAAAAGAACAAACTTACATTTTACCTTGCTTGCTACTCAGGTCGGTCGCCCAGACAAGCTAGCAATAGGGGGGGATGAATCGAACGAAGTGAGATGATGCCATAGGCCATCCCCCCCTATTGCTAGCTTGTCTATTATCTTATAAAGAGAAGAGAACAGACGGGTACAGAATATCCAGAAAATTTGACTTTTTTTGCTCCCTTTTATATAACAAAAAGGGTCTAGGAGTCCCTGGTCGAAGGAAAAATTTTATATGAAAAAAATTTGTGTCACTTGCCAACGGGAACTTCTCCAAGAAGAATACACTGGCAGGCGAAACGTTTGTCGTCGCTGCACCTCCTTTCAAAGAAATCATGCAAGGAATCATAGCCCGGAATCCTATCTCGCTGTGGTTTTTTCGAAACTCAAAGCTGCGCGGAAAGACATGGAATGGGAACTTGATATGGATAATATTAAAAATATTTGGCAAAAACAAAATGGAAAATGTGCACTGTCTGGCGTCTTTATGACGTGGCATGGTGGAGAAGGTAGACAGGACTTTAATGCTAGTATTGATAGAAAAGACCCGAATAAAGGCTATATAATAGGTAACGTTCAATTGGTGACACAAAGAGTGAATACAATGAAACATACCTTGGGAGAAAGTGAATTTTACTGGTGGTGCAAAAACATCACGCACAACAAAGAAAATGCCGATTAAATTTAAACCGACAGAAAAGCTCTTTAACCGTAGTACCGGCAAGACCTTGGTCCGTTATCATTGGATGAAAGGAACCTCGACCAAGGACTTAATAGATTATATAAACAACCATAACTCTAAAAAGAAGCATATTAATAAATGCAAAAAGGAACTAAATCGACGTATAATGTAAACATTGACTTGGACCGTTTAGCAGAGCAATACCCTGATGCGACTAAGGAATTAATTGAACTAACAGAGGCATTAAACGCTAAACAGCTCCAACGCAATGGCGCAGAAAGCTTTCTGACGTATGTTAGACATATGTGGCCCGACTTTATTGAAGGGCGACACCATCAGATTTTTGCTGAAAAACTTGAAAGAGTGGCACGCGGAGAGCTTAAACGGCTTATTATCAATATGCCACCCAGACACACGAAGTCTGAGTTCGCCAGCACCTACTTTCCCTCCTGGGTTCTTGGCAGGAACTCAAAGCTCAAAGTCATGCAGATTACTCACACAGCTGAGCTTGCCTTCCGTTTCGGTAGAAGAGTCAGAGATATTATTGACTCTCCCGAATACCAAGCCGTTTTCCCAGGAGTAGCGCTTAAACCGGATTCAAAATCCGCCGGACGTTGGGAAACCAGTGGCGGCGGTGAAGCCTTTTATTCGGGTATCGGCGGAGCAGTTACCGGTCGGGGTGCGGATTTGCTAGTGCTCGATGACATTCACAGTGAACAAGATGCACTTTCACCAACAGCCTTGGACAATGCTTGGGAATATTATAGTTCTGGACCGCGACAGAGGCTACAACCCGGAGGTGCCATTGTTATTGTGATGACAAGATGGTCGACCAAGGACTTAACCGGAAGACTACTGAGCAAACAGAGCCAAGAACATGCCGATCAATGGGAGGTAGTAGAATTTCCGGCTATTTTCCCCGATTCCGGTAAAGCCTTATGGCCCGGATACTGGAAACTTGAAGAACTGGAAGGAGTAAAAGCGTCACTTCCCGTGTCCAAATGGGAAGCTCAGTGGATGCAAAATCCGACTTCTGAAGAAGGCGCGATACTAAAAAGAGAGTGGTGGAAAAAATGGACTAAAAAAGAGGTGCCAGAAATGCACTTTGTCATTCAAAGCTACGATACTGCTTTTTCCAAAAAAGAAACAGCTGACTTTTCGGCTATTACTACTTGGTGCGTGTTCCGTCCTGAAGAAGGGTCTTCGCGACCGGCACTGTTGCTACTCGACGTTAAAAAAGGGCGGTGGGATTTTCCTGAGCTCAAAAGAGAAGCCGTTGAGCAGTACAAATATTGGGATCCTGACACCATTATCATCGAAGCCAAAGCCTCTGGGATGCCACTAACCGATGAACTACGGCAAGCGGGGATTCCAGTAGTGAATTATTCCCCTG